CGACAATGCGAACACGAGCGGCCCGCCAACTCTTCGGCAACGTGCCGACCGCAGGACGGGCAGGTTTGGATATAGGAACTCATAATTTACCCCATTTCGTCAAGCGCGATTTTCCAGCCGTCAGCGCCGTGCAGCCGCTGGCGTACACGTGCTCAGCCGCATCAGCCTTGAGTGAGGTCAGCGCCGGGCAGTCGCTGGCATACACGGTCTTAGCCGCATCGGCCTTCAGCGAGGTCAGCGACGTGCAGTCGTAGGCATACACGGTCTCAGCCGCATCAGCCTTGAGTGAGGTCAGCGCCGGGCAGCCGTGGACGTTCACGCACTTAGCCGCATCAGCCTTGAGTGAGGTCAGCGACGTGCAGCCGCTGGCGTACACGTGCTTGAAACCCGCCTTGTAGCGGCGCGCCAGTGCTTCTCTGGTGCGCTTTTCTGTGGTAGCGGCATCATGCCAATCGGGCAGTCGGTCCTGGTCGATGCGAAACGCCCATTGCTTGAGACTCGGCCACGTCTTGATCTTGGCGGTAGGTGAGATCTCGACTTTGATAACATAGGGGCCTCTCGTGCCCCACTCATTCAGGTTGTGTTTACCGATGATCGCGGAATGCGAATCATTCCCGTCAAGCCAAAACTCGCGATCTTTCGTCAGGACGAAGCTGGCAAATTTACACATCTTAGTCTCCTCTCCTGGGGGTTGCTTTCCCGCCGCATGGTTGGTGACATTGGCAAGGAGCCGGTCTCCGCTAGCAGGGCCAACCTTCCACCTTTGCTTTCGGCGCGGCGGGAAACTGTTATGCGGCCGTAACCGCAGATTCCTCTTCGGGTTCAAGAAGAGGAGAGCATTTCCACTCGAATAGCTCAACTTCATGCTCGGGTACAAACTGCTCCTCACGCGCCGAGAGAGTTTGCGCTGGCTCAACCCGAGTGCCAACCTTGACGCGCTCGCAGACTTTATCGCGGTCCGCGAGGTAGGTGATCGTGCAGTGCTCGCCAAACTTTTTCCCAAGATGGAGCGACGATTCCGTGTAAACCTTCCGGCTCTTGCCCATAGCCTTGGCGACGATTGCAGCCTCCGCCTTTTGATCTTCTCCCCTTGCAAATACGCCGATATTGCCCGGGTAGATTCGAGGCAACTCAGGATGTTGCTCAAGCCAATCCGCAGCCTCGCGGTAGGCGTTGATTGATTTCTGATTCACGTTTTCCATTTCGTCTCCGTAAACTACGTCTGATTAAAGCAAGTGAGAAACGAGGGCCGCGCCACGAACCGCAGCGGCCAGTATGCGCGACGGTGGCCGGTACTCGATCATGACGCTGCGGCCGCCGCTCAGAATAGGGTAGCTCATGATCTTGACTACCTCTTCCGCGATGCGACAATGCGAACACGAGCGGCCCGCCAACTCTTCGGCAACGTGCCGACCGCAGGACGGGCAGGTTTGGATATAGGAACTCATAATTTACCCCATTTCGTCAAGCGCGATTTTCCAGCCGTCAGCGCGACGTGCAGCCGCTGACGTACACGTACTTGGCCGCATCGGCCTTGATTGAGGTCAGCGCCGGGCAGCCGCTGGCAGACACGGTCTTAGCCGCATCGGCCTTGAGTGAGGTCAGCGCCGGGCAGCCGCTGGCATACACGGTCCTAGCCGCATCAGCCTTGAGTGAGGTCAGCGCCGGGCAGCCGCTGGCGTACACGTGCTCAGCCGCATCAGCCTTGAGTGAGGTCAGCGCCGGGCAGTCGTAGGCATACACGGTCCTAGCCGAATCGGCCTTGAGTGAGGTCAGCGCCGGGCAGTCGTAGGCATACACGGTCTCAGCCGCATCAGCCTTGAGTGAGGTCAGCGCCGGGCAGCCGCTGGCAGACACGGTCTTAGCCGCATCGGCCTTGAGTGAGGTCAGCGCCGGGCAGTCGAAGGCATACACGGTCCTAGCCGAATCGGCCTTGAGTGAGGTCAGCGACGTGCAGCCGCTGGCATACACGGTCTCAGCCGCATCGGCCTTGAGTGAGGTCAGCGCCGGGCAGCCGCTGGCAGACACGGTCTTAGCCGCATCGGCCTTGAGTGAGGTCAGCGCCGGGCAGTCGTAGGCATACACGGTCCTAGCCGAATCGGCCTTGAGTGAGGTCAGCGCCGGGCAGCCGCTGGCATACACGGTCCTAGCCGAATCGGCCTTGAGTGAGGTCAGCGCCGGGCAGCCGCCCGCAGCCACGGTCTCAGCCGCATCAGCCTTCAGCGAGGTCAGCGACGTGCAGCCGCTGGCATACACGGTCCTAGCCGAATCGGCCTTCAGCGAGGTCAGCGACGTGGAGCCGTGTACGTCAACGGCCTTAGCCGAATCGGCCTTGAGCGAGGTCAGCGACGTGCAGCCGCTGGCGTACACGTGCTCAGCCGCATCAGCCTTGAGTGAGGTCAGCGCCGGGCAGTCGCTGGCATACACGGTCTTAGCCGCATCGGCCTTCAGCGAGGTCAGCGACGTGCAGCCGCTGGCATACACGGCCTCAGCCGAATCGGCCTTGAGCGAGGTCAGCGACGTGCAGCCGCTGGCGTCAACGATCTTAACCCCAGCCTTATAGCGCCGCGCCAGCGCTGCGCGCGTCCGCGCCTCTGTTACCGCTGGGTCGTGCCACTCCGGGAGCACATCCTGATCGATGCGAAACGCCCATTGCTTGAGACTCGGCCACGTCTTGATCTTGTCGGTTGGCGAAATCTCGACTTTGATAACATTGGGGCCTCTCGTGCCCCACTCATTCAGGTTGTGTTTACCGATGATCGCGGAATGCGAATTCGACTCGTCAAGCCAAAATTCGCGATCTTTCGTCAGGACGAAGCTGGCAAATTTACACATATTAGTCTCCCTGTTGTCTAAGGCTTTCTGGCGGGTTACGTACCGGCCCAAGTTACCAGCTTGACGCTCCGCTTGCCGTGGAGACCGGCTCGGGGAAGATCAAGCGAGAGCAGATTGGATGGCCTCAAGCGAGGTGTCTCCGTCGTATTTCTCGATCCCCCAATGGGGAACGAAAATATAGTTCTGCCCTTTTGCGCTGGTTAACAGGTAAGCATCTGGGCGGTAGTTTTTGGGGGTTGGAATGTGGGCTTGAACCATTAGATTCATAAAGCCGATCTTGACAATGCTGCCTGGTTGCCAGTTCTGCTCTGTTTTGGTGATCATTTTAGGTCTCCCTCCATGAGGCTGGTTGCCTCTAACAACACAACCACTATGCGCCGACCAAAATGGCGTGTCAAGAAAAAAGTGAGCCAAATCCGAGAAAAAAATGACTAAAGTACTGTCGTCCCACATTGTGCACCGCTTACCGTAGGATCGGAGCGGCGGAGCCTATTCCGCCCGGACCCGTTTCCGCCATCTGAATTTTGCTACAGCTAATTGTTGCGCCTCGAGGTGGCGTGCGCACTTTTTGAAGCCGGTTTTTGGTGCCTCATCGCAAATGGAGCACTTCTTATCGTATTGCCGGAGTGCTCTCCGCCTCTTTTGCTCGGCAGCGCATTTACCGGGGTGATTCAAGCGATACTTTGCTTGGCGTTCCTTCCCGGTGAGAGAGTCCGGTTTTTTCGGCCTTCCCATCTAGTTCGCCAAGATGCGCATTACTTGCGCTTTCCGAATCAAAATTGCTCCATCCTCGGGCAATCCGCCATCGCGGGCTGCATCGCCCTCACGCTCGCCAGAAATAAGCAAATACGATTCAGTTGATGGCCAAAAAGAGCGGCAAGCCCGGATGCCTTCAGCAATTTTCTCTTCAGAATCATCGGAAATCTCAAAACAGCAGGTGCCATCAAGTTCAGTAAGCTCTTCCACCCAATCACAGGAGATCGGCTCATGGAAAGAGTTGGGAAGAACCTGGCCGATTTGTTCATCTCCATTCGATGTGCGGATTCCGTATTTCATAATCCCCTCCAATGAAATAATGTTACGATATTACACGCCAAATGTCAAGAACTTTTTTGAAACTTTCTTACTATCGTCCCACATCGCGAACATTGCGTATGTATGCTACACTGAAGCAAATGCAACAGCACGAAGCGGTAAAGGCAAAAGCCAAAACCCCTTATAGCGATTACGCGATGACCACTCAGCAGATCGCCGAGCGACTCGGTTGCACTCGCCAAGCAGTGGAACAAACCTTACGGAGCGCGTTACGTAAGCTCAACAAAGACAAGGTGTTATCTTCATACATTGCGTCTTTGCCAGATCACATGCGATACTAAATCCGCACCCGATTTATTGGCTCCGAGCGCCAATAGGCTCGGCCTCCTGAAGTAACCAAGCCAGAGATGTCCAAAAATCATCGCATCCTCAATGTATCTCGCGGTTTCACGCTCAAGCATGGCCAGGCCGTTAAGGCTATTGGCAATTGCGCTTGTGCCTGGGTCGAATACGGCGTTTCGATTCGCGATCTCACGATTGCAGAGGCGATTACAGCCCGCAATGAGCAGGCCCGCATAGCTGAGCCGTTGCCGTTGGCTGAGCTACCCGGCCTGGTGGTAAGAAATCTGCCGCATTATTCGGACGAGCTTGAACTCGCAACGACAGCTAACAAGTTCGCGTTCGAGGCGGTGTGATGCGCGATGGCAAACCTTATCAAAGGCGATAAGCCGCGGACAAATCGGACCCCTAAAAGGCGCGCAGCGTTTCTTGCGTCGCTTAAAGAAACATGCAACATCACTAAAGCATGTGAATTGAGCGGTTTATCGAGGACCACGGCGTATGATTGGAGAGGGGACGATCCCGACTTCGCTGTGGATTGGCAGAAAGCGTTGGATGTTGCGGCAGACTTGCTGGAAGAGGAAGCGGTACGCCGGGCCAAAGATGGCACGCTCAAACCTGTGTACCAGGGCGGCGAGCTGGTAGGGCACATTCAGGAGTATAGCGATACACTGATGATCTTCCTTCTTAAAGGGGCGAAGCCACAAAAATACATGGAACGCCGCGCAGTAGAGGCAAGCGGACCCAGCGGCGGTCCTATCCAGGCCGAGATCAAGATCGAACTCGTAAAAACCCAAAACTCGAATCCCTGATGCAATTTCCTGAAGAGCTTACGCCGCTCCTTGAGCACCATCCATACAAGGTTCTTTACGGCGGCCGCGATGGGGTCAAGAGCTGGTCGATCGCTCAAGCGCTGTTGCTGCTGGGGACAGGCAAAATGGATGGCTGGGCGACGCCGCTGCGCATTCTCTGCGGGCGCGAGACGATGGATTCGATTCGGGAGTCTGTACACCAGTTGCTCAGCGATCAGATCGGCCGACTTGGGTTAGGCGATTTTTACCGCGTCCTGCAATCCGAGATTCGCGGGCCAGAGTGGCACCCGACTGAGTTTGTTTTCTGCGGCTTGCGCAAGCAAACCGTCAGCTCAATCAAATCCTATGAGTCGATCGACATCTTCTGGGGAGAGGAAGCCAGCACAGTCAGCCGGCGATCCCTGACGATTCTGCTCCCGACTGTTCGCAAGCCGGGCTCGGAAATCTGGTGGAGTCTTAACCCCGACCTCGTGACCGATCCCGTCTACACCGATTTTGTGTTAGATCCGCCGCCGGGCGCGTGGTTGCGAAAGACAAGTTATCACGACAACAAATGGCTGAGTCCCGAATCGAAGCAAAAGATTGAGACCCTCAAAGCTAAAGATCCAGATGCGTTCCACCACGTCTACGAAGGCGGCACGCGCTCAACAGTTGAAGGCGCGATCTATAAGGCGGAGATACGGGAGGCTGAGAAGGAAGGCCGAATACGCGCCGTCCCCTACGATACCATGCGGGCAGTCGACACTTTCTTTGATCTGGGATACGCTGATCGTGTCTCTGTTTGGGCCGCGCAGCGCACGCCGTTTGAAGTCAAAATCCTTCGCTACTTCGAGGGCGACCATCAGGCTATCGACTACTATCTCAAAGAGATACAGGCCTGGGGATACATTCTCGGCACCTGTTACCTACCTTGGGATGGCGGCGCGAAACAGTTGGGCACAGGACGATCGATAGAAGAGGTTGTCCGCGCCAAAGGATTCAAGGTCGAGGTTCTGCGCCAATCCAGCATTGCAGACGGCATCAATGCGGTGCGCACGCTGTTTCCGCAGATGTACTTCGATTCCAATCTTTGTGCGGATGGCCTGAGCTATCTGCGGCGCTACCAATGGGGCCCATCAAGCGCGCTAGGGCAAGCGAGACGCGAACCCTTACACGACGATGCCAGCCACCCGGCCGATGCGCTGCGCACAATGGCGATGGCGATCAAAGAACCTAAAGGCAAGAAAGCAAAGACCAACAAACCGCCGGTTACGGTATCGGTATGGGGGTGATATGGCAGTCTTGAAAGCAGCAAAGCGCAACGCATTGCCCAGCAGCACGTTCGGCCTGCCAGGCTCGCGCAAGTATCCGATGCCAGACCGCAGCCACGCCGCTAACGCCAAGGCACGCGCCACACAGCAGGTTGCACGCGGCAATCTGAGCGCGTCGTCGGCGTCGAAGATTCGAGCGAAAGCAAACCGGATTTTGGGGGAGTGATGCCCTGGACCCGTAAGCAAGTGAAACTGCTGCTCTCGAAGTATTCGCCGCTCACGGCGCCGCAAAAGACGAAGATGGTCGACGAGCTGCACGCCAATCCGGCAATGGGACATGCCCGCAAGGGATCAAAGGAGCTGAAGAAAAATGGCTAAGGTAATTCGCAGAATGGAAATCGAGCCCGCCGAGAATGGGGGGCATACGGTCACTCACCACTACAAAGAGAGCCCCCGCAAGGACAATCGCGCCGCGGCCGGTATAAGCATGGGATACGCAGAACCCGAGTCGCACGTCTTCGGCAAGAACGAAGGCCACGAGATGCTGGCACATGTCGCCAACCACCTCAACATCCCAGAAAGCCAGGGCGAGCCGGCGCAAGAAACAGAGGAGCCGGAAGGCGAAGAGGAAGCGTGACCTGGACGCCTAAGATGATCCAAGCGACCCTGCTTAAGTCAGCAGCCCCTAAGCTGGCAATGCCTTTGCGCGTCGTCTCAGCAAACCGTCCGAGCCGTCCACCGTCCCCGCGTGGCATGAGCGCGGATACCAAAAGTAGCTACATGCCAAAAAAGGGTGCATATTGATCGATCTAGCGGCAACTGAGCGCCAAGCATCTTTCGTCAAGAAATCGATGCGGGCGGCTGGCATGAGTTCCGATATGGGAGCAGCAATTGCTCATCTGGCATCCGGCTATGTGCGCGACCACGATCATTTTTCGCGACTTTTGACCGAGATGGAGCCACCCCTGCGGCACGAGATGTACGAGGTAATGCGCCCACATCTTCGCTTCGAGGCGTGGCCACTCGACCAATACATTGCCCATGCGGGGGAGATGGCCGAACGTGAAAAGCTGCCGGTTCTCGGGCCCACTGGACAATTGCTGGAATTCAGGCCGGCGCAGGATGTTTTGACTTCCCGGAAGCAAGCCCAGAGCATCCTTGAACGCGAAATGGCAGCACGAACTTTGTATCTCCACTGCGCGAAGTGCACCGCCGAGGCTATTTATTACGGCCACGAGGGGCAAACCAAAGCCGATGTAGTGATCAAAGCGCGGCGTGACGGCTGGGTGTACGATCCGCATGGTTCAAGCGATGCGACCGGCTTCAATCCGACTGAGATTTGTCCCACTTGCGAAACATCGCTTCGTGAGGCGCACGAGGCGCATTATGGAAGGCCGCCCAAGAGCGTAAATGGCTGAGAAAGACGCTGACCTCGGCACCAAGAATGACGCTCTCTTAAAGCGTATCCGCGAGCGCTATCGCTATGCGATGGACAAGTGGCGCCGGAATCGCACGGAGGGCCAGAAGAACATGCGGTACGTCTCGGGTGATCCATGGGACGATGAGGACCGCAATGCACGTAAGGGGCGCCCGACAGTTTGCGCGGATCAGCTCAATCAGTTCGTCAACCAGGTAGTCAACACGGCACGGCAGAACCCACGCGGCATTATCGTTGACCCTGCCGGGGATGGCGCAACCGAGGAATTAGCCGAATATCGCGAGAATCGCATCCGGGCTATCGAATATGGCTGCAACGCATCGCAGGCGTACATCAACGGCCTGCAAGCCGCGGTTGAGCGTAACGTTGGCTATTGGAAAGTCGGACGCATCTATGTCTCAGACGAGACAGACGAGCAGGAAATCATCATCTTGCCTGTTCTTAATCCAGACGCCATCCTACTTGACCCTGATTACAAAGAACTTGACGGCTCAGACATTAAATGGGCCTTTGAACTCGATAAGCTGACCCTGGAGGAATTTGAGCGCGAATATCCCGATGCCGAGAGGCGCAGTTTCGCGGCCGATGACTTCGGCGGCGATGCAAACGACTGGTATGACGGCAAGAGCATTGTCGTAGCATCATACTGGGAAATCCAAACTTCCCCAAAGAAGGTGGGTAAGAAGCAGCGGACAGTTGCCGAGCGGTCGATCCAGCAATACGTAACCAATGGCGTCGAGATCCTCAAGAAAGCCGACACTCAGCCTGGTCCATACATTCCCATCGTGGCATGCTTTAGCAAGGAAATCTGGGTTGAATACGGCAAAGGCGGGGCCGAGCGTGTACTGCTCTCGCTGGTGAGTCTGGCGCGAGATCCGCAGAAGGCATTAGCTTACGTCGTCAGCGCGATGCTGGAAAACGTTGGCCAGCTACCGAAAACAAGCTATATCGGTGCTGTGGGGCAATTCGAGACGGACGAAGAGGCTTGGAAGACGGTTAACACAGTCTTTCATCCCTATCTGCAGTATGACGTTGTGGTGGATCAGGCCACCGGGCAACCCTTACAGGCTCCGCAGCGCGCACCCCAGACGCCAGACTTTCAAGCCTATGCAATTGGCATCGACATTTGTCAGCGCGCAATCCAGTCGGCGATGGGCCTGCAGGCTTTGCCATCGGCGGCGCAACGCCAGAATCAGAAATCCGGCGTAGCGCTGGACAAGATTCAGTCCGAGCAGTCGATCGGCAGCTACCATTTGGTCGATAATTACGATCGCGCCATCAAGCTAACGGGAAGGATCGTCAATAACTGGCTTTCTCTCGTGGACTTAGGCGAGACCGAGAAGCCAATCCGCGAGGCGGACGGGTCACACAAGCTCGCCAAGATCAACACGGACGCTCCGGTGATGGAGGGTGATCACGAATATCACTTCCCAATCGCAGACGATAAAGGCCGCTACCAGGTAACCATCAGTGCCGGGCCGTCGCACGAATCGCAGCGCGAAGAAGCGAGCGAGTTTGTTGATACGGTGGTCCAGAATCTAAAGAACTTACCGTTAACTCCTCCACAGGCAGCGCAGGTATTCTCGCTCGGGATCAAACTGAAGCAGCTCGGCCCGCTCGGTGATCAGATGGCCGAGATCGTGAATCCCCAGAACCAAGGCCAAGCACAGCAGTTGCAGGCAATGCAGCAGCAAATGGGAATGATGCAGCAGCAGCAAGGTCAGATGCAGGGCTTGATTCAGAAGCTAATGCTTGAACGCCAAGGCAAGGTCATAGAGCAGCAGGGTAAGGCGTCAATCGTCAAGATGCAGGAAGACACGAAGCTGGCAGTTGCCCAGATGAATGCCTCAAAAGACTCGAACGAAGCGATTGCCGATCGCGAAATCCAAGTCTATGACATGCTGCACGATGCGGCCCACGAGACGGCAATGCAAGCCCAAGAACATGCGCACCAAGCCGGAATGGCTCAACAGCAACAGGCGGCAGCAGCGCAACAGCAGCAAGTGGCCGCTCAGCAGGGCCAGCAGGACCAAACCGGCTCCGCGCAGCAATAGATCTTCGACTCGCGAAGGTGAGAGATGGAAACCACGACGCAAGCAGAATCGTCAACTGCAACCGAAACAGGAACACTTGAACTGCCGGTAAGCGGCTCTGCGGAATATGCAGAGTGGCGCGTAACCGGAAATCTTCCAGAAAAGCCGAAACCTGCGGAAACGGCACCCGCTGAGACGCCTAAAACGGCGACAACCGAGCCTCAACAGGCAAAACCAGCTCCCGGCACGGAACCGGGCATCAATAGGCAGGAGTCACGCCGGAAGCCCGGCGCGGAACACCGCATTGGCGAATTGACCGCCGAGATCAAGCAGCTCAGACAACAACTGACAGAGGCTGGCAAGCCGCAACCGACGAAAGCGGAACCGTCACCCGCAAAGCCTGCCACCTATCAGGAGTGGCGCAAAACCTTCAAGCCGACGGAGTGGACGAACCAGTACATCGCTCAAAACAAAGATGCGACCTGGGAAGACGCTCAAGCGGCCCTGGCCGACCACATGGCCGACCGGAGAGAAGAATTTCGCGCATCTGAACAGCAAATCGCGCAGCAACGCCAAGCGGTAGGGGAAAAGCTCTCTGAGGCACGGAAACGCTATCAGGATTACGATACGGTAGCGGCTCCGCTCGTCAAAGAGATGCTGCAACCCGATATTCCACGCGAAATTTTCGGTGTATTGAACGATTCTCCTGTGTTGGCCGACCTTTTATACGTAATTGGTGGCGATGAGGCAAGCAAAAACGATTTCCTCGATGCTTGTCGCTCAAATCCCTCGAAGGCTCTGCGCGTTGCCCTGCTGATGGAGCAGGATATCGTGAAAGAGCTTGAAAAAGGGAAAGAGAACGGCGCCCGCAACGACAAAGGTCAGTTTACACAGACGGAAACGACAACGACTCCAGCCAAAAAAGGCCCAGAAGCGGCTCCCGCTCCTCCTATCGAAATCAACCATCGCGGTGGTGGCGAAATGGATGAGTCGGCGAGAGCGCTTGCACAGATTGAGCGCGGCAACGATGCGGCATTTCGCGAATGGAAACGCGCGGAAGACCGCAAAACGCTTGCCCGCCGCCGTGGAGTTTAACAAGTGGCAAACAATTTCTTAAACACCCAATGGGTTTCGATGAAGGTTCTGCGCCTCCTGCTGAACAAGCTGGTGGTTGCCGAATACTTCAATCGCTCGTGGGAAAAGGACTTCCAAAAGGAGTTCGCGCCGGGATCGATGATCACGGTGAAATTCCCTCAGCGATTCACTGTCTCTGACGGGTTGGGATACGATCCGCAGGGCATCAACCGGCTTCAGACACCAATTTCACTCGATCAGTGGATGCAGGTTGCATTCGAGTGGGATGATTACGAAGCCGCGGTCAAGGTCGAGCGCTCGGAAGAGGAGCTTGAAGAGCAGTATTTCGAGCCCGCTGCCGCCGCTCTTGCGCAGGAATGCGACAAACGGTGCGCGAATTTTGCGGCCATCAACAGCAGTATGGTGACGGGCGCTCTCGCGGTAGATGCCACATCGGTTTCCACCTATTACACGGCGCGGCAGTACCTCGAAGAGAATGCCGCGGGCGTCCTTGGCAAGCGGGCCATGTGCGTTTCCTCAAGCATGATGACCTCGCTTGGCTCGAACATCACAACCATTTTCCATCCGGCAAGCGAAATCGAGATGTCCTGGAAAGAGGGCGTGATCGGAGAGCTTGGAACCTTCATGTTCTTTGAAGAGCAGGCGCTTCTTCGTCAAACGGCTGGCACATGGGCGGGCACTACGGGCTATCCGATCGTTCATGGTGCTGGGCAGTCCGGAACCTCGCTGGTGATTACGGCGAATGCGGGCGACACGTGGAATCTTGGCGATAAGTTCTCTATTGCCAACGTCAACCTCGTTAACCCGATGACGTACAAAATACCCGGCAAGGCGCGTAACAAGACATTCACCGTGACGCAGGCACTTGTGGCTGCGGGCGGCGCGGGCGGTGATACCATCAACTTCCTTCCGCCGATCTATGGGCCTGGCAGTCAGTATCAGAACGTCGATGCTCTGCCGGCAGATGGAGCGGCATTCACCTTGTGGCCTGGAACCACTGCGCCTAACGGCAAGAGTGGAACCGTGGCGCTGGGACTTACGCGGCAAGCCTTCGCAATCGTGGGAGCAAAGCTCTATGTGCCCCACGCGGTTGAGTCGGCGGGCGCGGCAACTGACCCCGACACCGGTCTGAGTGTTCGAAAAGTGAAGGCGTGGGACCCTGTGCGTTCAATGCAGGTCAATCGCATGGATTCACTCTTTGGGCTCGGCAATCTGTACCAAGACAACGGCGCTGTCGTTGTGGCGGGGGCATAAGGAGAAACCATGAACAAATTCATTAAAACCTTCTCCCTCCTGGCTTTCCTTGTGTTTCCGGTGTTTTCGGTAGCGCAGACGGCCTTGACTCAAACCACCCTATCCGGTGCAACGGATAGGGTACAACAGGTGATTCAGGTGGTTTCCGCTACCGGAATCGTCGCACCCAACGCTTTTGGCGGCCCCTCTCAGACACCCGGCTTCAACACGACTCTTGTCATTGACAAGGAAGCGTTGACGGTCGAGTCGCTGAGCGGGAAATCCATCACGGTAGTGCGCGGCGCCAATGGCACCAAAGCGGTAGCGCATAACGCGGCGGCTGTCGTGTGGGTGGGGAGTCCGAATGTCTTCCTGAGTTCGATTCCGCAGGGGACTTGCACCCCGTCTATCACGTACAACCCCACTCTGGTAATTGGCCCGGCCTATCAGTCGAAGGTCAGTTACTGGAATTGCGTCACCCTTTCAAGTGGGGTGTATAACTGGGAGCCGCTTCTAACCACTGGGTCAATCACCCCAGCGGCGAGTTCGGCGGCCATTCAGACCGCTGCGCAAACCTTCACAGTGGCGGGCCTCGTTGTAGGAGAGCCCATCATTGTGGCAAGCCAGCCTGCAGCTACCTCCCTGTGCCCTCTCACGAGCGCATCGGTGTCGGCAGCCAACACGGTGAGCTTGTATTTCACAACCCTTACAGCCGCGGCTTGCACACCGGCAGCAGGTACCTACCTGCTCGATGTGCCGCGCTTCGAGCCGTAATTCTGGTGGGGCATCGCAAGGTGCCCCGCTTTTTAAGGAGCATTATGACCCTTACCGATCAATTGAAAGCCGAGAACGCGAATTACGATCCTCACGGCTTTAAGGCGCAAGGACAGAACACGCCCGTGTCGGCGTTTCCTGATCCACAGGTGCCCTACGCGGCTTTCCCGACGACCGTTTACCGGGAAAACAAGACTGTCGTCAAGAAGATGGTTGCGCCCGCCCCAGTGGAAGTATCCGAAACCCTGGTCACCACGGAATCTCGGGTCGTCAAGTCGCAGGATGAGCTGGATGCGGCCATCGCGGACGGATTCTCCGCTAAAGGCGTCTCGGATGGCAGCGGCACAGACCGGTACGGGTCTGGCCCCGACAACTGGACATTCAGCAGCGACGGCAAGGATTACCCCGGCTCATACGGTGTAGGTGTCGATCAAGCGCCCGTGCCATTTGAGCCGACCGCCGAAGAGCGCGCCGCAGCTCAGTAATGCCCATCCCAGAACCTGGGCTATATCGCCCATCAAACTTGAACAAGAAACAACGGCAGGAGCAATTAGCGGCCTGCTACGGAGTTCCTATGTCACAAGCATTGACGCCTGTTGAAGCAGAACAGATGCGCTCTATCCTGCAGCGCTATGACAACGACCGCAAACCGGTTCAGATCCACAATCTCAACGATCCGCCAAAGGTGCCGTACCGGTACCAGAAATTCCCGAAGATGCTCTACAATCACGAGCAGAGCGAGCCCGCTCACGAGGTGACCAAGAGCGCCATTGTGGGCAGTTCCGTCATCGAAGAGCGGGTCCACGTGCGGGCGAAGGTGGTTACTATCATAGTGCACAACGAAAGTGACCTCGCCGAGTATCTGGCAGACGGCTGGCGAGAAGATGCGCCTGAATTCCGCGCGGATCTGGAAGACACGCTCTCGCGGGCCTACGAGGCTGAGGCGGCCCGCGCAGATGATCAATTGCGGCGTAAGCCAGGTAGACCGCGCAAGGATGCCGGCGCAGCGTGACGGCACTTGACATCATCACCGGTGCCCTTCAGGAAATCAATGCAATAGCGATTCAGGAAGGACCCAGCTCTGCGGACGCGACTTTTGCGCTGGCAAAGCTCAACCGGATAGTCGATAGATGGGCGGCGCGCAAGCCGTTCATCTACGACACCGGCCTGCCCACCTATACGCTTGTTCCCGGTCTAAATCCCCACACCATTGGGCCGCAAGGCCAACTGACGCAAAGTGAGCGCGCTAACAATGTCGCGACGTATTTCTGCGCCAATAATTTCACCAATGGGCAGTCAGTAACGGTTTCAAACTCGATAAATGGTCTGAATGGAACCGGAAACGTTCAGTCTGCGACGGCGGCAAAGTTCAGCATTCCGCTGATCGGCGGTGCGGTAGGGCTCGCAGCCGATACCGGAACGGTTGTCTTAACCGCGAATTCGGCTCCCACCTTCGCCACACCCAATATGGGGCAGCGGCCGCAGAAGATTTTGCAGGCAAATCTCGTTTTGAATAACATGAGCGTCCAAGAATACGTCGATATTCCGATGAATATCCGGGATCGCGAGTGGTGGATGAATGTTCGCGTCAAGAATCTCCAAACCGACATCCCGACCGACCTTTATTACGATGCCGACTGGCCGAATGGATCAATCTATCTGTGGCCCGTTCCGAATTATGCCTATCTGATTCGATTGGCTATTTGGGGCACAATTCCTCAGTTTCCGAGCCTGAATTACAACTTCAGTCTTCCGCCCGGCTACCAGGACGCCGTGACGATGCAATTGGCGCGGGATATGGTGGGACCGTTTCAGGGAAGTTGGACGGCACAACAGGAAGACAACTGGAGGCTGGCCATCAAGTCAGTGCAGTCGAACAACATCAAGTCCCCGCGCGGCCTCACCGGGGATGTGGGAATGCCTGGGGTGCAGAACAATATGAGCGACTACAACTACTATTCTGGAATGCCGAATCCGTAATGGGACGCTTTGGGTTCTGTGGACCTTCGTACACGTCGCAGTCGATCACCGCCGATTGCCAGCAGGCGATGAATTGGTATCCGGAGTCGATCGAGAGCCAGCTCGGTAAATCCGCGATGGCGCTTTATCCTACGCCCGGCTTGTCGGTCTTTGCTGCTCTTCCGTCGCTCATTGCCCCTACGAGGGCTGTGCGCGGCATGTTGGCGATTGATGGACGCCTGTTTGCAGTGGGCGGCCCAAACCTTTACGAGGTCTATAAAGACGGCTCAAACAATAACCGGGGCAACATCGGTGACGACTATAACCAAGTAACAATGGCTTCAAATGGGGCAGACGGAAATCAACTGGTTGTATGTTCCGCCGGGAATCTGTACTCCTTGGATCTGACTGCCAATGTACTGAGTGGTCCGATTCTTGGGCTTCAAGGCACCGTATCGATGGTGGTCTACTGCTCGGGCTACTTTGTGGCTTTGCTGGCCAACAGCAACAAATTCCAGGTATCTGCGCTGCTAGACGGTACGACCTGGAATCCTCTTGGCGTCGAGCAAGTTCTGGTGTTCCCGGAGAACGTCGCAGCTATCGTGAGCGCCTTCAATCAGCTTTGGGTCTACGGGCTCAATGGTCATGCGCAGGTCTATTACAACTCTGGGGCCAGCGCCGTAACGCCGTTCGATGTGATTCCGGGCGCTTTCATGGAAGAGGGCATCAGCGCTCCAAGCTCTCTCGCGGTATTGGATAATACGCCTTCCTGGATCGGCGGCTACCAGACCGGCATCGGGATCGCATGGCGGGCGAACGGATATTCCCCTTCTCGCATCTCGAATCATGCGGTAGAAACCGCTTGGGCGGCATATCCAAGTCGGGGAACTGATGCGATTGGCTACGCTTACCGCGATCAGGGGCACACCTTTTGGGTTCTGCGCTTTCCGAGCGCCAATCAGGGATTCGGTGCCACCTGGGTATACGATACTGCCACGCAAATGTGGCATGAACGCGGACACTGGTCACCACAATCGCCGAGCGGATGGACGGCTCATAACTCGACTTGCCATGCCTTTTGCTTTGGTCAGAACCTCGTAGGCGACTGGAACACCGGCGTTATCTACGCCATGTCGATCTACACTTATCAGGACAATGGACAGCCGATTCGCCGCGTTCGGCGCGCGCCGCATATCTCGGTTGAGCAGGTTCGCATCTTTCACAGCTTCCTCCAGGTCGATGTCGAAGTAGGAGACGGCCCAATGCCGCCACTGCTTGACGGCGCCGGCGAGCCTCGCGGCCCCCAAATGATATTGCGGTGGTCGAACGATGGCGGCAGGACTTGGAGCAATGAATACGTTCGTTCGGCGGGTCAGACGGGAGAATATCGGCAGCGCGTCTACTGGAACCGGCTTGGACAGGCGCGTGATCGCGTCTATGAGGTTTCGGTAACCGATCCGGTGCCGTGGCGCATTGTCGATGCGTACCTTAAGGCCGGATCGCTCTATCAGCTTCCACAGCAACGCTTGAGCCAGCGCTATGAGGAAATCACGTAATGGCGAATACGGCTCCGTTCCAGTTCTCGGTCAAGTATATCGATCCGAAGCAGCCGAGTGGCTTCACATTGATGGGCCAGAATCAGATGGCATCGATCCAGGCGCAACTTGTGAGCCACGAGGCTACCATCGCCACTCTTCAGGCCCAAATCGCGGCGCTTCAGAAAGCAATCAACCCATGACTATTTCTAAATGGCTTTTCGCGGGCATTTTGACTATCTTTGGATGGTCATTGCCTCTCCGCGCCCAGAATCCATCTCTTAGCACCTACGGAAAAATCACGCTGCAAACCTCTTCGTGCTCCGGGGCCGGCGCGGGATATGTCTACCTGGTGCTACCGCCAACTGCCTCTGCCTATGCGGCGACAATTTCCGGAACGTGGGTCGGCACCCTGCAATTTGTCGGCTCAGTCAATGGCTCGACATGGGTAAGTGTCAGTGCCCAACCAATCCCATCCGGAAGTCCCGTTACCTCCACAACTTCAAATGGGACATGGACCATCAATCCGGCTGGCCTCACGCAGATTTGCGTCTACGCAAGCAGCTATACGAGTGGCGCCGCCGTTATCGCCGCCTCAGTTGCTACAGCCGGTCTGGACGCCGTCGGGGCGGCTGGCGGTGATCTTGGTGGAAGTTTTCCCGATCCGACCGTCACCGGTCTCAACGGCAATCCTCTTCCAGCTAACTCTTTCGGTGTTTTGACCAATAGTGGCTCCGGGGCGCTCGCTTATGTTCCGCCCTTCGCTGTGGACGTAACACAACCACCCTACTCGGCGAAATGCGACGGCTCAACCGATGATCACGTGGCGATTCAGGCCGCGCTCGATCAGAACGCGGCCATTATGATTCCGGTTGGCCCATCCCCGCCGACGCAGTGCAATCTTGGTACTGTGGGCATTACGCTTTGTAGCGCGTCCAATCTGTTCGGATATAACGCCATCTACGGCAATGGTCAAATTTTCAACTACGCCGGAACCGGGAGTGGTGTCACCACGTCATCGAATTGCACAGCATCTCTTATCCGAGATTTGGGGATATATCAAACATCCGCAACTGGGACGCCAGCACTTTTTGACATAGAAGGCCCTAACACGGAATTGGATAACGATGTCGAACAGGGCAACACTCTACCCAACGGCGGGTATACCTCAATTTTGATAAATGCTCCCATTGCGAAGGTAGCCAATTATTACGGAAATGGATTTGTTGTCGTCAACGGTACAAGCGGCAATGTGGTGTTGCAAAGCACCGACGTGGACAGCTATCAGCTAACCGGCGTGGTTAACGTGCAACTAATAGCCGGATCAGCAGAGAACTCCAACGGGAGCATATCTGATATTGAATTCGCCGTTGCAATAGGAATTTCCGGAACGTCGTTTGCTGGAGGAGTCACGATTCACAACTCGGCTGTTTCCACTTCCGGGGCCGATTTCTATTCAAGCATTACATTGCAGACCGACGACGGACTCAGCAGTAATTTGAGCGGAAACGCGCTCACAAGGACATCCACTCCCTTGATCGTTTCAGGGACGCCGGTTCTGGGGAATATCAACATCTCTTCAGATTATTCGGTCGCGGCTGGGTTTTGGCAGTACACAAACGGCATCCAAACAAACATCCTTTACAGTGTCGCTGGAACGCCATTGCCAACTTGCGGAGCATCAACAACTGGAGTCCAACTACAGGTGAGCGATGCCACCATACCAACATTCCTGGGAACATACACCGGTGGCAGCACGGTGCAATCCCCGGTGGTCTGCAACGGAACAAATTGGGTGACGTATTAAGATGAAACGCTCGATTCCGATGTCCGAACGAGTCACAAAGCATTTGCAAGATCTCGTTCGGAAATTGGGAGGCGGTTCAGTTGAAGTGGGATTCATGGAGGGGGCAACGTATCCCGATGGTACCCCAGTGGCGGCCGTGGCGTTCTGGAATGAGTTTGGGCATGAGGGGCCGGCTCCCTTACTCGCGGCACGGACAACGCCGGAATCATCGCCACAGGCACCGCTTCAACCGCAACGACTTTAACTTTCGGCGTGGCGTGGGGAACATGGGCGAATTGCACGGTGAGCGCGGGCACTTCAACCGCGCTTCCCTACGTGAGCGCAATCAGCAAAACGGCGGTGACGTTTACCTACGTGACCACGGGAACACCGGCGCTCTACTACAACTGCAACGGAGATTGATGCTCCACACGAGCAGGGAGAAAGCCAAGGAATTACAATGCGCAGATTAGCGTTACTTTCGATTTTCCTGGCGCTGCCAATCGCAGTAGCGGCTTCAGTATCCGTGTCTCCGTTTCGCACGCCGCGATTTACTGCTGTCGATCCCAATGGCGTGCCGCTCGCGAATGGCTGCGTTTTTACCTATGCGGGGGGAACATCGACCCCGCAAGCCACATACACGGATTACACTGGCGGGACGCCCAACACAAATCCGGTGATTCTCGACTCAACCGGCAGCGCCGTCATGTGGCTGGGTCCGGAAACATACAAATTCATCGCCTTCAGCTATGGCGGAACAAATTGCTCGACTGGCGTGCAGCAATGGTCAGTTGATCAGGTTCCAGGCAGCGAGTGGATCGGCGGCGTGATTTCAGGCGCAACGATTGAGAGTTCCACCATCACGACTTCGACGTTCGATGACGGCACCATTGGCGGAACGACACCGGGACCGGTAAACGGCACATATTTCAATGGTCCAATCGGCACATCCGGCGGAACACCGGCGGCCGGCAGCTTCACAGAAATTGCGGGCAAAGTCGATGCTATGACATTTGCGGCAGAGCCCGTGTTCGACGCCGGGTCCTACACAACCTTTACCATGACGCTTACCGCCAACGTCTCCTCATCGACCGTGAGCGGCGGATTGGCTGGCCAATTCATTCAGTTTGATCTATGCCAGAACGCTACAGGCGGATACACTTTCGCCTGGCCCTCAGGCTTCGTGCACCCCCCCACGCTGCCGACTACCCCCAACGGTTGTATCACCCCGATGTTCTTCTTTGATGGCGCGCTGTGGCAATATGTCAACGCACTCGGCCCGCAGACAGCCGCCACATACGACGTGGTGACGCCAGACTCCGCTGTGACCTTCGCGGTCGATCCCTACTATATTTTTTCGCTCACGCTCAACCAAAACACGACGATGACGCTTACGGGCGCAGTTTTAGGTCAGGAGATCATGACCTATATCTGTCAAAACAGCGTTGGCGGATTTACGTTCACGTGGGATCCCTCGTTCCTGAACCCTCCCGCCGTGCCCGCAGCGCCGAATGCCTGCATAACCCCCGTCTTCGTCTATAACGGCACCAATTGGATTCAGGCCAACACAACCTACCCCTACAGCCCACAGGCGGTTGTCTTCAGCGCGACGCCGGTCTTCAATGCGGGCATTTACAACCAATTTAACATGACGCTGACTGGTGACGTCACGTCCAGCACCCTGACGAGCGGATTCTTCGGGCAGGTAATCAACTTCAATATCTGCCAGGACTCAACAGGTAACAGGAGCTTTGTCTGGCCCACAAATTTCCTAGAGGCTCCGACGGTTGCTTCCGGAGGGTCTTCCTGTACAACCGCGATCGGCGTCTTCAACGGCACGAGCTGGAACTCGGTCGGCTCTTCGACCGCTGGAGTTGTGAGCGGGCTCACGAACTGCCTGACCGCGTCATGTAGCGGCGGAACAAGTTGCCCCACCACTTCAACCTATGCCGCTTCAACCACGTACACGAATTGCGCCAGCTACGCAGTGACGGAAATTGTCAGTATCTCATTGACTGGGACGTCGGGGACGGGGGGCCAATACCAGGCAGCTTTTACCGATGCGGGACTGACCTTCAATGGAGGGGAGATCGCTAACGAGTGCAGCAATAGCCCCGGCGTAAGTTTTACATTCGTAGTGCCACCGGGCGACACTTTTTCGGTGACCCCAACCGTAACCTCGACTTGCTCGCCGGCCGGAACTTGGGCTATCAGTACATGGGCGGAAGTGCATTGACGGGAATTCGCAAGATCCTCGCTTCGGGAATCTTTAGAGCACCCAATTGGGACGCTCTGTGTTCTCAATACGGAGACGAATGTTCTCTGCCTGAGATCGGGAAAATCAATCCTCAACCTGAAATGTACGCGTCCATGGAGCGGCATGGCGCATTGCAATGTTTCGGGGCCTTCGCAGCCGATACGCTGGTAGGCTTTGCCGCTGTTTTGATCTATATTGACCCTCAATACGGAAAGAAAGTGGCAATTGTTGAGAATGTTTTCATCGCGCCGTCTTTCCGGCGCACGGCATTAGGGCTCGGATTGCTTATCAAAGTCGAGCGCCACGCAAAAGAAAACGGATGCACCGCCATAGGATATTCCGTTCCGATTGGCGGTTCCTTAGAGCGTCTTTTGGCGCGGCGCAAGAAATTCAGAAAAACAACTTCGGTATTTACGAGGAATCTGGAGTAATATGTCAGGTTTAGCACTCGGGGCGGGTATTGGTGGGGTCAGCAGCCTGTTTGGAGGGCTGATCGGTAGCAACGCCGCTGAAAAGGCCGCTTCTACTCAAGCGCAAGCTGCAGAACAGTCTGCACAGCTTCAAGCTGGGCTCGGGCAGGAATCGCTCGGGCTTGAGTCGCAGATGTATGGCAATTCGCTGGCGCTCGATCAGCCGTATCTTCAGTCTGGCACGAATGCAATGGCGTCCCTCGACTATCTTTTGGGTCAGGGCGGAGCCAGCGGTCAAGGCGGCGGAGGCCTTTCGACCGGGAACACCAATTTAAGCATTCCGGGGGTTTCTGGCTCGGTCTCGGTGCCGACCGTCAAGGGATTAAGCGGTACCGCTAACACAAATTTGGGTGCCTACGGATCGTTGCTCGCCCCCTATTCCGGTGGAGCGTTCCAGGCTCCTACGGCGGCGCAGGCACAGGCTACCCCCGGCTACCAGTTCGCGCTACAGCAGGGTGAACAGGCTCAACAGGCCGGTGCGGCGGCGAATGGCTCACTCCTCACGGGCGGCACACAGGAGGCGCTCAACAACTACGCGCAGAACTATGCGAACACGAACTACAATAACGTCTACAACCAAGCGCTGAACACTTACCAGACGAATTACAACACGTGGGCTAACCAGCAGGCCAATACCTACAACCGCCTTGCTGGAGTCGCTGGCATGGGTCAGACTACTGCGCAGACACTCGGCGGTCAGGGGCTTCAGAGCGCAGGGCAGATGGCGAACACCCTAACCAATACCGGCCAGCAGATCGGCCAGGGGCTGAACAATGCTGCGGAGGCTACGGCTTCCGGCTACGTGGGCGGCGCGAATGCGTGGCAAGGGGCGCTGTCCGGAGCCGGAGGGAGCCTCTCCAATATGCTCATGCTTCAGCAGCTCCTAGGCGGCGGACAGGGCCAGCAGGATGCAAATCAGGTTAATAACCTCATGGCGAGTGGAGGGGCATTCTAATGGCAACCATCCCTCTTCCGGCTCTTGACGTAAAACCGCCCATCCCAACGCAGGCGAACCCGCTTCAGCAATATGCTGAGATGATGGGTATTCGTAACCAGATGCAGGAGCAACCGCTTCGGCAAGCCGCGCTCCAAAATCAGGTGCAGGCTGGCACGATGGAGAATCAGAAGACCCAGATACAACTCAATGATGCAAAAGCGATGCAGGCGTCGTATCAGCAATGGGTAAAGATGCAAAGCGCTCCTCAATCCCCGGCAACCGGCGCGGCGTCGGCGAGCGATACATCCGCTGCCGCACCTTCCTCTGGCTCTTCCAGTGCGCTGCCGAATTACGACGATTTGATCACGCTGGCGATGAAAAACGGAGCGTCGGCCCAGGCTATCCAGCCACTCACAGAGTATGTTTCCAAGCTGAAAAATCAGGCCGCCGAGACTGCGATGGATGACGCGCGGGCTGGAACCTCGAATGCCGAAACGATGAAGACCAAGAACGGCATGATCGTCGATGCGATGAATGGAGTGCTGAACACTCCAGACGCGCAATTGCCGCAAGCGATACAACAGACAGCGCAACAACTCTCTCACAATGGCCTCTTCGACCCATCACACGTCCAACAGGCCATGCAACTCGCAACGCTTGCGCAGCAGAATCCAGGGCAGGCGCGGCAGCAGTTAGAAATCCAAGCTAAAAGCCTGGGCGGCTATGCTCAACTTCTTGATGCCGCGCAAAAAAAGATTACCTTCCAGAACGCGCAAGGGAAAACTGACCCAAATAGCCCGCTCTACGAGCCGTCGGCCGCATCCATCGCTATGGGGACCGCTCCCGGCGCTGAGCAGATTCAGCAGGGAGAAGTGAATCAGGCGGTAAGGATGCAAACGAATCCGCAGATTCAGCAGGGGAAAGTCCAGGTCGCGGCCGCCGAGGGCGCGGCACGCGCCAACGTAGAAGCCCAAGCGGCGCGGGGCAGCGATGCCGCCCTTGCGATGGTCCCACCGCACTTGGTTGCACCTGCGACAGCAGCCGCAACGAAAGCAGGGGAGGACTATGCTCAGGCGCAGTCGGTCACGCAGACGCTTCAGCAGATGCTCGCCGCTGCGAAGAGCGGGAACGTGGTTTCCTACAAGATCATCCCTCAAGAGGGCGCGCTGCAAATTACGACTTCGCAGGGCGTCCACCGCATCAATATGGCCGAGATTCAGAATTACGGGGGGGGCTCGTGGCTGCAGAGATTGCAGGGGCATCTCGGAGGCGCTCTCACTGGTCGGTCGTTCCCCACCTCTGTACTGAGCGACATGGCTCAGATGCAGGATGTGATGCAGCGCGGGTCTCAGGCCAAATACGAGAATGACCTTTCCACAATAAATCAGACATACGGCGCGAAGTTTAAGCCCGTTGAGCCCGTGCAGGTCAATCCTCCCACTCAAAACGCTAGCCCCGCCGCTGCACCCACGCCGCAGACGCATCAATTTAGTCTGGGGGCATGGCGCGCTGCAAATCCAAAGGGCGATCCGAACGCAGCCAAGGCGGCAGCGCAGCAGCAGGGATATCAGGTGATCCCGTAATGGCGACGTCTCAGGTCGATCTCTCGGCGGGGATGGTACCGAAAGCGGGAAGCGTTGATCTCTCTGCCGGATTGATCGAGAAATCTCCGGCGCCTCCAGGTTGGAGTGTGGGCTCGGTCTTACGCGGCACAGACCCCCTGCACCGCGCGATTGACAGCGCTGCGCAAGCGCCTCCGCTCGATACTTCTTCGGTTGGCGGATTCTTCAAGTCGGCCGGTGCCGATCTTGGGGCGGGCGCAGTGCGTCTGTTCTCACCGCTCGCCCATCCGATCGATACTCTGTCCGCTTTATCGCAGACGGCCGGGCAAATAGCCACAGGAGACACGCTAACACCGGCTGAGAACATGGTGCGTCCATTCATCTCGAATCCGGGCGGTGAGGCTATCGCGGCGCTTCCCCAGGCGGCGCTCATGGGTGCCGGAGGCGCGGAAGTCGAGGATGCGGCAGAATCGATTCCGTCTCGCTCTCCCAAGCTCGTTCCCGGAGAGAATTTCACCGAATCTCAAATGAAGTCTCATGCCGCCGTGACAGCCGAAGGCAATGCGGGGGCCAACCCAAACTTTATTCCGCAAGATATCGCCAAACAGACTGGCTCGATCATCCGCGACACCGCCGCTCAGAACCCGCAAGATGTCGCAGCGATCAATGGCAATGATCCGGTGGCGGCTTTGCAGGCGCACAAGGCAATCATCCGGCAGGCTCAAACCGCTATTGACCAGTCGCATAATGCCATTCTCGGACAGGTGCGCAACGTGCCTGTAGATACGACCTCTATACAGCGGTCCATTATGCCCACGCAGGCGCAATTACAAGCTATCGACCCGGAAGATCTGAATACGATTCAAAATTTGCGTGCGCGCGCTGCGGGTGTGACCACTCTCGATGGCCTCAATGAGTTCCGCAAATACATGAACGTCGAAGATACGACCCTGCGCGGAAATCCGACCTACGCGAAGTCTGTGGGCACCCCGGAGCTTGTGCACCAGATGGCGAACTCGACGCGGAACGCCTACTACGACGCATTGCAGCAAGCCACTGGCGAGGACTTTAGCGGAATCAAAAGGATAGAGGGGGGCTTGATTCAACAGCAAGGAGCACTACAAGGAGCCACACCGCGCCTTGCTGCGGCCGAAGCTAAAGCCAATGCTCCGTTCGACGCCAGAACATTCGTCGGCAACACCATAGAGAGTGCTCCGCAATTGACGCGGGGCAGTGTCCTCGGTCCGGCTTTGAGTAAAGTTGGAGGAATGGTTCGCGGAGGGAAGCTGGATCAGCTTCAGCGCCAGTTGCAAAACTTCTATTCCGATTTGCCGACTTCGCCAACTGTAAGATTGCCGGGACCGGCCCTTTACAGCCCATATACCCCCCATACAGGCCCTGCTCTTCAATTGCCCGCACAAGCAGGCGCGCCCTATGCTCAACCTGGAATGGTGCCATACTCACCGACTATGACTCCCGGCGAGAGAAGCGCGGCTATGATGCAATACTTGCGCCAACGGCAGCAGCTCGGGCTCCCGGGTCAGGGTGTTCCGATCCAGCTTCCCTCACAATTCTAAGGTGATTATGTTGAAACGATTGCTCATTTTCGCGCTATTTCTGCCGATTGCCGCTTTCGCCCAAAACACCAGCACTTTCGGCACCATCAACGCCAGTGCATCGAATTGCACGGCGCGGAGCTGCGTTTACATGCAAGTTCCGATTCTGGGGCAGACCAGTGTCCCCGGCCCGGCGCCGTGGATCACCGTCACGGTATCCGGTACTTGGTCGGGAACGCTTCAGGTTGTCTCGATCAGCTCTCCTACCGCAACCTATCAGAACCTCAACTCGCAGACGTGGACTCAGATCTCCACCATCACCGCCAACGGAAACTGGAGTGTTGCGGTAGGCTCTGCAACCTTCATTCTGGTGCAGGCGCAGACGTGGAATAGCGGTTCTGCCACCGTTACGCTAAACGCCTCCTCAACCGGAACGCCGCTAAACAATCCTGTGTTTTCAGGCCAATTGACGGGCAATGGGCTCGCGGCTCCGAATGGGGGGTCCAACAATGATTGTTGGCCTACAGATGGCGGCCCTGGAATCTCGTGTGCGGGCGCGGCGGGCATCGGCGACCAGATCCAGGAGTTTGCGCCATTCACGGCCCAATGCGGAACGAGCAACGGTTACGCGCTCATGAATTCTGCGGCTGTTGCTACGCTGCCCGCTTATACGGAGAAGTGCCTGATTCCGTTCAGCGCCGTCGGATCGGGGACTCTGGCGCCGATCGTCTCCGGATCGACCAATATCTTCAACGAATGCCCTCCGCCTGGCCTTTTCAGTTCCGTTTCGCTCGCGTCTCCCCAATTGCTGCGTGTGTGGTCGAACGGCGGGAACTGGGAGGCAAGCTGTCCGGCGGTGATAACTGCGAGCAGCGTCTCAACACCAGTGCTGACAAAAAATCTGGTCGCTGATTTCAATGCTAAAGCAGACAGTTCCACCGACAACTGCACGCCGCTAACCAATGCAATTACATGGCTCGCGGCTCATCCTGGAGGTTCTTTGTATGCCCCCTATTGGGAGACGGGCGTCTACAAAACTAGTTGCACTCTGGATTTTGGAGCGGTAGCTCACGGTACAATCCGAGGAGAGGAAGGCCAAGATACAGTCATAGACTACACGGGATCTGGAGCAACGGCATTTAAGCTCGTCGGCACCAGTTACCTGAATTTTGAGGATATCGGTCTCGAAGCGGACAACTCCTCGTCGCCACCAAATTTCATTATGGCTTTGGGGAGAACATCAAATCTGGTAGGAAGCGACATTCACTTCCATGGCGTTACGATCTACGGGTGCGCAACAGAAGCTTCGTTCTATGGCGTGGCGACGGATGGCTTGCAGTTTGACAAAGGTTCCTATATCCGCAAGACCTGTGGTGGGGCTCTCCGCGTTGTCTATCTCTCCCAATCGGACGATCTGAGTTTTGGCGGCATGACTGCCTCAACGAGCCTTGCAATGGACTTATCGGGCCTAGACATTGAGGATCAGTCGTCATCTCCATCCGCAGTTCCTATCCAAATTGAACAAGGCGCTGCAACCTCCCTAAACTACAAAGGCGGGTATCTCAAAGCAGGTAACGACGCCGTACAGATCATCCAGGCTGATGCATCGGTGCAGGGCCAGATTTCCTTTGACGGGACTGTGATTGAATGGGCACCTGGACTCTCCGAGACCTACGCTGCTTTTCACATCATTCCCAATACTGTTATCTATAATGGGGCGATGGGTGGATACAATCTTACAAACATCCGCGCTACCGGACCTCCGCCAAGTGGGAGCGGCTATTTTCTTCTAGCCGATTCAGGCTCTAATATCTTGGGGAGTCAGATAACTAACAACTACGGGGCTGGCTCAATCAGTATCGATGCTGCAACCGGACTCTATCTCATCGACGGACAGGGCGGATCGTTCTCCATCAACAATCACGTCAACCAGTCTTACATCGTGAATACGAACGCAAGCCGTACCATCGCAGATGTTTCAATCACCGCAGCCTATGACTCGACCATTATTGATAACGGAAATCTCAATGCCATTGGCAAGGCTGCGACGCTTAATTCCTTGACGGTAACGGGAAACGTCAGACTAGGTGGAACCCTTGGAGTGTCAGTTGGAGCCACAAACGCAGTCGCTTACCTGACGACCTCGGTGGCGGGAGAAAATCGCGATCTTTGGTACGAGACAAACAACCTGCCTCGCTGGATAGCCCGCGCTAATGCCTCTTCTGAGAGCGGAAGCAACGCAGGCTCAAACTATGAAATTCAAGCTTATTCCGATGCTGGAGCTTATATCGATTCACCCCTTGAGATTGACCGCGCGGCTGGTGGATGGGTTATTTTAAATCGTATCGTCGGCATTAACTCGGGCACGAATATTGTCTATCGCTGCGCCACTTCAGGAACGCTACCTGCTGGCGCACTCACTATCACGGCTGGAAGTTGTGGGACCACGACTGACACAGGATTGCGCATTCCATGAGAAAACTCCTCCAACTCGTCACTCTCCTGCTTTGCGCTCCGCTGGCGTTCGCCTCGTGTCCCTCCGGTGCGAACTATATCAACTGGCAGAGCCCGCTTAGTCAGGTCACGCTTTCGAGTCTTGGCGTAACAACGTGCTATTACGTCTCAGCGACAGGATCGGACTCGAATGCGGGCACCAGCGAATCTAGTCCGTGGCTGCACGCGCCAGGTATGCCAGCGGCCACAGGCAATGCAGCAGCACTCAATCCTACGGGCGGCGTCGGCATCATCTTTCGCGGCGGCGATACGTGGCACTTCGGCAATTCTGGAGCTTCGCCATATACCGGCGGATCGTGGGATTGGAGTTGGAACGGAACGAGCGGCAATCCCAACTATATCGGCGTGGATCAGACATGGTTCTCCGGCTCGTCTTGGGCGCGGCCTATCCTGACGTGGGACAACCCCGCAACCACTTCAACCTCGCTCGGTTCCTGCACGCATCCAAGCAACGACATGTGGGACGGCGGAGGAGTAGGAAATTACATTCTCGACAACTTCGAAATGACGGGCATCTGTACCACCCCGTCAAATTGGTCCCCCATCTATGTCAGTTACAACGAGACGAGCGCCGGAACGTTCTATTACAACCTTTATATTCATGGTTGGAGTCATGTCCAATTCACCGTAGCGGGGAATTGCGACATCAATTCGCAATGCATGAGCGCCTTTCGTGGCTTCCCGACCGGTTACACCCTCGGCCCATCGGCTCCCGGCGACGTGCTTCTCTTCGATGTGGTGGACGGCGCGGACTCAGACCCGGTGCAACAGGAGTTCATGTACGGCGGGGCCTGGGAGATTGCCTATTCCTACTTCAACGATGGCGCGCAGTTCATCACCCGTACGCAGCACATCTTCCATGACAACACCATCAATAACTTCGTCAACAGCGGTCACTCGAATATCATGGAGAGTGTTGGCCCGGATCAGGCCAGCCCGGCGAACGCATACGCCATCTATAACAATCTTTTCGAGAACCTGTACCTTTCCGGTCCCACAACCAATGTAGGATTCTGGCCTATTCCGCCAGTAGGAGCGACTCTCTACTGGTTCAATAACGTGGTCTGGAACGCGGGACCGATGGAGCTATTCAACGGGCCGAACTCTTATAACCAAGGCACGACCTCGCGCTTCAACGACACCTTTCAGAACATCGCTGGCGGCGGGAACGACATCAGTTGCGGTGTTTCTCCGTACAGCGCACCTTACGCCGATGCGAACATACATTTCATCTCCTCAGACGTGGGCAGCATCTACAGTTCGTCCTGCTCGGGTCAGGGAAGCGCCGCAACGAATATCTTGATGACCAATGCGGCGGCCAACGCGGCAGGATATACAAGCTCGACCACGCCCGTCTACGCGCCGCAATCTGGGAGCGCGCCGACTGTGGGCGCGGGAACCAACAAGACTTCTACCTTCTGCGCCGCGCTTTCATCGGCATCGGGCAGCGACCCCACTTTGACAGATGCAGCGGCGAAGTGTGCGGCATCGACAACCTACGGTGTCGCCTACAACGCAACCACGCACAGCACCAGTTCTCCGGGAGCAGCCCCGACCTCGCGGCCTGCAGGCGGTGCGTGGGATGTAGGAGCCTATCAGTATAGCGGCGCGCCCCCACCAGCCCAGCCGGTCGCTTCTGTCTCTCCATCTACGCTCGCTTTCGGTAACCAGGTCATTACGGTCACAGGCGGCCCACAGACGGTTACGCTCTCGAACACCGGCACAGCTTCACTCATCATTGCCAGCATTATTTCGAGCAGTTCTGAGTTCGCAGTCGCGACGAATACTTGCCAATCGACTTTCGCGTATTCGCTCCCCGCTGGCCAGTCCTGCACCGTCACTGTAACGTTCACACCGAATGCTCTCGGGGCGCAGAACGGCATACTGACCTTTACGGATAATTCAGGCGGCACATCGGGTTCCCAGCAGACGGTCGCACTCACCGGCACAGGAATCTCAGGCGGACTCTGGACCACGGCGACATCGACGCCGAATTTCTCTGTTTCATGGTCGAGCGCCGGGACAACACAGACCTGCTCGGCGACCAAGACTCTTACCCCCAGCTCGCCCGCGGTCCTCGTCTGGTGGGGATGGCTCGAAGGGGCCGCGCCGACCGTCAACGCCGTCTCCGGTGATGCGCTGGCCAATGTGCCGGCTCTCTTCAAGACTCAGCCCGCCACAGCAGGCGGCAAATATATGTTCTCCGGCGGCGCTTACGAGGCCAGTGCGGCCGGTGGAAGTACGACTGGCAGCATCACACTCAACACAACTTCGACGATGGGCAACCTCGATTGCGACATCGTTCAGCCCATCATCAGTTCGGGAACTGCGATTCTCGACGGTACAACGGCCATCGGTTACCCGAACTGCAATACAGCCTGCGCTGCGCCTGCGCCGACCCTTTCAGGCAATGACTACGTGCTCGTCTGGGGCGCGAAAGGTAATCCGGCTCCAACCGCGCCGGGAGGACCATGGACCACTCCCGCCGACATCGATACCTCTAACCAATACGGCGGCGCGTTTGGCGCTCTCAATCAATCAACCTTCGTACCGTTCACCTTCGGACCCGTTAGTACAACGGACTACGAGTCCATCTCAGCGATTTCGCTAGGGCAATCTGCGGCGCTCACCGTCGCTGTCTCACCCTCCGGGTCCGGGACGCTCTCCTGCTCCTCTGGCAATTATCCAAATGGGAAGGCAATTACTTGCGTTGCCACGCCGGGCTCAGGCTATGGCACGCCGACTTGGTCAGGAGTCTCCGGGTGCTCTGGTGTCTCTTGCACGTTCAACATGAACGGGCCGACTTCTGTAACCGCTGTCTTTCCGGCTGTCACCTATACCTTGACCCAGGTCATATCTCCTGTGTCTTCTGGATACGTCGCCGGCCCTAACTGCAATACGGGCTCCTATACCTCGGGAACGACTATTGGTCCTTGCATGGCGACTCCAGCGGCCAGTTACGCTTTCGCTGGATGGTCCGGCGGCGGCTGCTCGGGAACCTCGACTTGCACCGTTGCCTCGCTCTCGGCCAATACGACCCTCACGGCGACGTTCACGCCGACCGGCGGCGGCAGCTACACGTGGACGCCCACCATTAGCCCTGTAGCAAGTGGGACGCTAGCAGGAACGCACTGCGCGGCAGGAACCTACACCTCTGGAACAACCATTGGCGCCTGCACCGCTACCCCAGCGACCGGCTATGCCTTTGATGACTGGTCCTCGGTGTCGGGATCGGCGGGATGTTCCGGTGCGACAAACCCCTGTGCCTCGTTCGTCATCTCGGCTAACTCGGCCGCTACGGCCAACTTCACCCAGACCTCCTACACGCTCGGCGCGACGACCAGCGGGACAGGCTCGGGCACAGCAACACCGTCTGCAACGTCGCTGCACTACGGCGACGCTTATACGATCACGGTCGCTCCGGCAACTGGATCGGTTGTGGATTCAGTCACCGGTTGCGGAGTCTCACCGACGCCGCCTTACACCGGTACGATGCCTGCGGCAACGTGCTCGGTCCAGGTTGTCTTTGGCATTGAATCGTTTATGTGGACTCCTCTCGTATCCCCGGCGGGAACCGGAAGCATCACCGGCACGAACTCGGTAGGGGGAACCTATGTTTCGGCCACGCCCATCGGCGCTCTCACTCCGAATCCGGTAGCGGGATATTCTTTCGTTGATTGGAGCAACGCTCTTGGTTCGGCTGGATGCTCGGGTTCGACGGTTCCCTGTGTACAATTTAATCTGGAAGCCGACTCGGGGATTACTGCAAACTTCGCGCCCAACAACTACACAATCTCGGTTTCAGTGCCGGGCGGCGGCGGCACCGTGACGGGCTGCTCTGGATCACACGCCTATGGCTCGCTCTATACCTGCACCGCAACACCGGCGGCAAACCAATACCTGCAATCGATCAGCGGCTGCGGTGGCAGCGGCGGGACGACCTATTCGGGAGCCACGCCCCCAACCGACTGCAATGTAGTTGCCACATTTGGTATTGTGACTAGCGGAAATTCATCAGCGCAACTACTTGAGACCCAGTGAGGCTATGGCTATGACGAAAGGGGATGCGGAGCTTTATGGCTGATCCGGCAAGCATTGAATTTGGCAGGGCTCATGATCTTGCGGAGCGCTTGTACGAGCTTCAGGCTGCTCAAGCTACGCAAGTTTTAGACGGCGTCCACCTACTCAACACGAGCGTGAATGAGTTAAAAACAACTGTGGCGCTTATACAATCGCACACTGCAGGGTTGCCGGATCGCGTGTTGGCGCTTGAAAACTTGCGCTATAAGGGGATGTCAATTATAGCATTTGCAATGTTCACCTTTGGGCTTATTCAAAGCGTGGTAATGCTAGTGGCGACGAAGCACTGGTAACGTACAAGCGGAGCAATACAATATGAAAGGGCCTATACTATGGAAATCAGCGAAGCGGGACTCGACCTCATCAAGCGCTCTGAAGGCTTCAGGGCGGAACCCTATCGTGACGTCGCCGGTTATGCCACTATCGGTTACGGCCACAAGCTGAGGCCGGGCGAGCAATACGACCATGGCATCACCGAAGCGACTGCCGTGATGCTGCTTGAGCAGGACATAAAATCATCGGAAGGGGCAGTAGGCCGCTTGGTGCATGTGGCGATGACTCAGGGCCAGTTTGATGCGCTGGTAGACTTCGTGTTCAACCTGGGTCCCGGCGCGCTGGCGAATTCAACACTATTGCGCGATCTCAACAATAAAGAGTACGCGCTGGTCGGCCTGCAGCTTCTCCTTTGGGATCATGGGTTTGTAGCGGGCAGGGAGCAGGAAGTTTATGCGCTTAAAGAGCGCCGCCAAGCTGAACTGACCCTATGGAAAGGAACGCCTATTGCGCCGGAGCCGGTTGCGGTGTAGAATCTAGCCTGTATCCCAAAGGAGACGAATGAGCTATCCGAGTAATTTCGATAACGCTTACGGCGCCGCCTGCCAAGGGGAAACGAAAGCGGAGAAACAACCCTTCAACACCCAATGCGAACCGCCCAGACAGATACGCCGCACCGCGCGCGAAGAGGCGGAGCAACAGTCTGCCTTCCACGCCGATCGTGCCGCCAAGCAAGAAAGGGCAGCAGCATTCTTCAGCGAGAATCCAGCGTTTGACGAGTTCATCAGCCTGATTCGTTCCGGTGCGGTCCAAATTTGAAAAGAGTGCGGGCTACTGGAGGAATTAACATCTATGGAAACCAGTATGCTACAGAAGCTTGTAGCGGCTCTCAATTCCGTTAACACTCCGTGGGTGGCCATTGTGGTCATTGTCATCGGGATGGCCTTCGATCTGACCTGCAAAGTCTACGGCGTGGCCCCTGACGCGGCAACTGGCGTGATTGGCGCCGGTATCGGCTTGCTAACCGGCCAAGCTATGGGAGCGCAGGGCAAGGACAGGACCCACCCTACTACGCCGGTGGACCCTACTACGCCGGTGGACCCGGCTCAACTCAAATAAAGGAGTTTCACATGGCAAGTTTGAGTACCATCCTCTCTGACATCGGCACCGGCCTGAAGAAATTCTTCAGCGTGGCCATCACCGTGGCGCAGGCCGCAGAACCCCTGGTAGACATTGCGTTTCCGGGCATTGCTACCCTATACAACCTCACCGTTTCCGAAGTTGCCAAAGCTGAAGCCGCTGCGGTAGCTGCCGGTGCGCAGAGTGGTACGGGAGCGCAAAAGCTCGCGCTTGTCGTGGCTGCAATTGAGCCGGTATTTGCGCAATATGCGGCTACTTCGGGCATTCCGAGCGCCTCTCAAGCGACCGCCATCACCGCGTGGGTAAATGCGGTCGTCGCTAGCCTCAACGCGATTCCTGCCTGCGGCACTACCACGGCGGCTTAATGGCCTGTATCAGAGTCCGATTCGTTGCAGACAGCAGTTTTATTGGAAGGGCGATCCGGTATGTTACTGGATCGCTCTTTCAGCATGTGGAGTTTGGCACTCCAGAAGGCACCTGGATCGGCGCACATTCGGATGGCGGAATTCGAGAACGCCCTGCTACTTACTGTGTGCCAACGAGGGAATATGTCTACGAAGTCCCCTGCACTGACGCCCGGCAAGCCACCTTGCTCACATGGGCGCGCTCGCAGATCGGGGTGAAGTATAACCTGCTCGACATTGCGGGACTTTTGTTCAAGGCCAGATTTTTAACGTCACCAAATCGATTTATCTGCTCGCAGTTCTGCACGGATGGCCTGTTAATGGTATTCGGTGCCAAAAGGGTGCTGAATGTGCTTTCGGGCTATGCGTACCTCGTGACGCCTGAAACTTTGCACCTTAGTCCCATCTTTGTCGGCAATTTAGTGAAGCGCAAAGGGTGACTTTCGTACCGTTGAGGAGCGCGATGGCGATAATCTTGAAGCTCAATGGGAAGCCGTTTGATCTGTGTCACCCTCGCCCAACCGAAGTAAAGATAAGGGCGTTCCTCGATCAAGCGCCAGCAGACGAGATCTTCACGAATAGCGACTTGGCGATCAAGATCGAAGGCTCCCAACTAAACATGAAGGCGTGCGGGAAAGAATACGCAGAATCGCTGCCGACCTATACCGCGCGCGTCGGAGGTGCTCGCTACTGGGGCAACCCGAAGGCAATCGCGGAGTTATTGCGAAGGGTCAAAAATGAAAGTAACTGACGCAGTGGCAGTCAAAGTAGTCTCGGACAAGAAGAAAGCCGACTTTAAGTGGCGCGAATGGTGCGCCCACGCCGAGGCTACGCAAGAGCTTTACAGGCGCGCATCGGTCTCGCAGAAATTCGCGAAGATCAAGCTCGGCTCCGGCAAGAGGCCGATTTGTCTACTTCCGTTCTCTGACCAGCATATCGGCGCGCGCGGCATGAATTATAAGATCTTCCGCACCATGACGGAAGAAATCCTGGCCGATCCGCTGATTTATATAGCCATCATCGGCGACCTGGCGGAATTCGCTATCAAGCTGCGCAGCGTTGCCGAAATCTGCGCCCAGATCTTCTCTCCCGAGAAACAGATGCAGTTTGTGGAAGACTGGTTTCGAGAAATCGAGCCTAAAGTTGCATTCTGCTCTTGGGGCAACCACGACGACGAGCGCACGGAGAAGCAGGCCGGCTTCGGCGTGATGAAATGGCTGATGGGAAAACGCGCCGTGTATTTCGACGGGATCGGCCATGCCGATATTACGGTGGGAAAGCAAACCTACGCTTTTGCCGTGAGTCATAAGTTTCGCGGCTATTCCTATATGAACCCGTGCCACGCTGGCCAGCGGTACATGCGGTTTCAGGGCGTAGACCGCGAATGCGCCATCATGGGAGACATTCACACGCCTGCATTCATGCACTACTACGACGGGCCCAAAGAGCGGCTTTCTATGGTGGCCGGAAGCCTGAACGTGGGCTCCCTCTACGCTGAGCGATACTTCTCGATCTTCACGCAGCCGCAATATCCGTGCATTGCTCTCGACAATAGCGTGCATTCTCTCCAGCCGTTCAAGAACCTGGCAGCCTGGAAGCTGTCAACTCGCAGGTAGCCATGCGCAAACCCACGATGCCGGAGTCGATCAAGATAGGTCCGCACACCTACGCAGTTCTGCGGGCGTATCGGCCGGGCGCAAATGGCTACTGCGATATGGATGGCCTCAGGCTGGCGGTTCAGCCGCGCCTTCGCCGGTCAAAGGCTCAGGAAGTGTTGCTCCACGAGATCATGCACGCCTTAACGCATCCGACTCTTTGCGGTGGCGATAAGTTCACAGATGAAGAGTTTGTCACTGGCGTGACACCGATACTGCTGCAGGTCCTACAAGAAAATCCGGGTCTGCTTTCCTATCTCGCCCAGCCATAAGGAGACGTTATGGACGCATTATCCCCGCAGTCGCAGGTAACGCGCGACCTTGAGCTGTTCCTTGAAGAGATCCGCGACTCGTGCCAGAATCATGCTGGCCGCAAGGGGTATCAGGAGGGAGGGAAAGATAAACTGGGGCCTCTCATTATGGGCCTGGGTGTTGCAGAGGAGCACGCGATAGGAGAGATACTGACGAAACTCGTTGAGTTTCGCAAGACCAGAAGGCGCGTTTTGGCGGTCAAGATTGCTGGATGGGCGTGGCGTCTATGGCTTGCAGTTCCCGATTCAGAACCGTCGCCAGACTCAACACGGCCCCGCTAGAGCACGCCGGGCAGATGCGCGCGTGGTTGCCAATTGCATGACAATCTGCACAAAGGTATGCAAATTGCAACGGAATGTGCTGCAGGTCTTCACGTCCCTGTGCGGTCATAACGCCTCCAGCTTCTCTGCGTTAGCGAGTGCCATTTGCGCTTTTTCCAACTTCCTCTGTAGTACACGGAGAACTTTTGCAAGCGCGTCCCGCCCGATCTTTGCGTTGTCGTATCCGTGCTCAAGGTACCAGCAAATAGCAGCGAGAGTGCTTATCTCCAGAGCTAAGCAAGCATCTCCGTTCATCGCTTCCCGCAGCTCCCGCTGCGAGTCGTCTCGGATGGTCGACCGGCTCATGAGTTATGCTCCCTGATCGAATCGACCAGCGATTGGGGATCGTTCTCTTGATACCAGTCGCGGTCATGTTCGCCTTCGGCTTCGCGGCGAGCCTCAAGCAGATAATCAGCGTGCTCTTCCATCCACTCGGCGCGAGATTTCTCTCGACGCTGGCAGTTGGACAGGCGGTACTCTTCCTCTTCGGGCGATTCAAGCTTCCAATCGTCGTAAGTCATTCTCATGCTCCCCTCACTGTCAGAACGGTGCGCGGATTGGCCCAGTCTCGATCCACGCGCACGCGCCAATCTTTGACTGCGGCATCGGAATGGATCACCCCAGCTTCTACCAATCCGTCCCCGATGCATTTGTTGAAGTTGTCCGCATCTCCGCGCGCGCGCTTACCCAGGAAGATAACGGCATCGATCACATACCGCTTGGCGTCTATTTTGGCCCCGCGCGCATAGATCCCGACTGCGGCCTTGAACGCCTTCGCCTCTTTGGTTTGGTAATGAAAGCCTTTACGTGTGTGACGAACATAGTTGTTCACCGATGGAGGTACCAGCGGCAGGGTGAGTGTAATTTCAGTCATGCTGCTCCTCGTCGTAGAATCAAGAGGCCCTCCATGCGGCATCAAGATTCAAAAAAAACTCTTTGCTGACCCCAAACGCTACACCCAGATCGCGCGCCATATCTTCACTGAGAAGCACATCTGGGATGGTCATATACATCTCAAATGCGAGCATATTAACATCCCAGTCCTCTTCGCTCTCGTAGCGACGCATTCTAGATACAAGATCGCGCAGAGTCCATTCGCGGGCATCCAGTTCCTCTTGAATGAAGAATGATGGGTGATAAGACCTGTCCATCACTCACGCCACCTTACCTTCTGCACATAAACGAAACCAAGCGGACGCCAACATAGCCCTATCGAGACGGGATACTTGAGCCAAAGTCATTCCTTCTCGCAGCAGATCCAACTGTTTTGCTAACACGTCGTCATCTGTCATATGGTCGATAATGTCAGCACAACGGAGCATCGTGGCCTTGAAGGTTGTTTTCATGACGACCTCTTCGTTATCTGAAAGCGCACAGTCTTCCATCACGCCACCTTACGCAACTGCCCGATGAGCCACAGAGCCACTTTTCGGCTGACCCCAAGCTGCGACCAGCGCCGCTTACCGCATTCCTGGCAGGTAACAACACGCTCCTCGTTCACGCCACCGCACAGGCAGCGCCAAAGATCGTCTCTCGAAAAAGCCTTCAGCATGGTCCCTCATAAGTTGCAGAGGACGCAGGTCAGGCTGACTATTAAGTCCTGGCTACAACCGCACGCCTCGGACTCCTCTGCAACTAGAATCAACCTAGCTAATCTCAACCCTTATTGTCAAGAGAACTTTGGTAACTATTTGAAATACTGAGCTGGCCGACCGCCTTTGGATAGTTTTGTTAGGAGGGCGAGATCGCGGCAGCTGATATGCACGACTTCCAGCACGCGGAAACGGTCATGCCGGTGAATCAACAGGCCGCAGGTCGAGCAGACCATGGGAGGGCCGCGCTTCGCCTGCAGTTTGGCGCGGCTCAACTGGTATAGATACCGCCATAGAAAGTTCATGCAATCCTCCGAAACGTCAATGCCCATACCCAGTGACTCATGAGCTGCAAACGCACGTCGGTAATCTCCAGCGTGATGCGGCTCGCCCATCGGGGCATGAAGATTGACGGAGTGAACGCAGCGCAGCTTGGGCCGCGGTAGCCTTCGCGGAAGGCTGCTATCCCATGCGGCCCCTTCTTTGGCCACGCGAAACGGCAGGCATCGCAGCCGCACTTCTGGAAGCTCTCCGGTACCCACATCCGGTCGCCGGGGACGCCCCAGGGACAGAGGTCCGAGTAGACGCTGCGCCTAGTTTGAGATTTTCGACCTTCCAATATCGCCTTGACCATCGGCGCGCTGAATATAATCGGCGTCTCTTTCATGCGCCCCCCCCACTGCAACGTTCCGCGAGCACCATCATGCGGTCTACTACAGCACTATCCTCTTTGCGATCCCGCCGAACAATGCGCTGGCTTGGCAGCAAACGGGGACGTTGCTTAGGCGGGAGCGGCCACTTGAACCCCATTTGCTTGCTGATGTAAATCGCCGCCGAGTGGTGCATTTGCAGTAGCCGGCACGCTTGAGCGATCCAAACCCCCGAAGCAGCCAATTCTTGAACTTTCTCCCAGTCGATCCGCCGAGGCGCCCCACCTTTACCTTTGAACCGAACCCCAAGACGATACGCTGCACGTTTAACCGCCGCGATCGAGCAGCCGATCCGATTGGCAGCCTCATTCTTCGTGTAGCCGCCAGTCGCCATTGCTCTCACGGTTTCGCACCTTTCTTGCGACCACGCGAGGTATCTACGGCCGCAGGGAATCTTCTTTTCTTTGCATATCGCCCAAATCGAGCAAGGAGTAGTGCTGAACTCCACAGCAATATCTCGAATAGACATGCCGGCCGCCAGGTGCCGAAGTTTCTCCAAACGGTCCGGTGTCCACTTGGTGTATTTATTCCTCGTGGCAATCATATACTTGAGTCCCTTGGCTGTTCGATTTCGATGATGTGCGTCAAGTGCCACTTGCCGCTTGCGCGTGGATAAAGTTCCTTCAAGAGCCACGGAACCAGCGTGTTAGTCCAGTCATGAAGTCCTACCCATCCAGTCCCGTTATTCAGGCAATTCACATCCCAGATTCCGATGTTGTCTTGGTTTGCGTAGCTTGCGCCCACCCAATGCGTAGCTCGGTAGCGGGCGGCTATCGGCACACCATCTTTCGTCCATGGTCCTTCCCACTGGACCCTCGCAAGGCCATATCTAGGCCATGGCGCTCTACCAGTCCGCTCCATCTCGAATCGCCAATTGAGCCTGCCAAACTCAATCACTTTAGCGCCAATGTTCTTCAAAATATGAGCCATGAGAGTAGGGTTTGTGTACCGCTTTAATTCAAAGTCGCCCAAATGAGGCCGCAACTCAGCCAGCGAAAGTCCGCAAATAGAGGCGACCGCTGCAGGGCCACAATTCAAGCCCCACTCATCAGCAGCGGCGTTGGCTTCGTCCATGGAAAATCGGAGTTTCATACGTTCACTTCTCCAAGGGAATTAAGTACGTAATTCCCATTTATTTCTCATGGCGATTATCCTTGCACCCATCGCAAATCCACTTTCTCAACGCAGGATCTGATTTATCTACACAGTAGACCCTCCCGACATCGTGCCCGCATGTCTGGCATACATAAGACCCCACAAACCCGCCACATCCTCCGTAATAGGCACCTAACACACCGGGGCATTTTGTAGCCGACCATTTCCGGGTCGGGCCACCCTCCCACATAATTCTTCCTACGGGGCTTAAAGGCGTCCTGGTGGCGTCGGGGCTATGTTGTGTACCTGTTACCATCACTTCTCCCCTTTCGGTCGCGTGGCGCGAAGGTAAAGTTGATTTACCTTTGCCCCTACGTTTGACTCAGATCTGCATTTTGCCGAGCGATCCGCTCTTCAGGTGAAAGCCGCAACCATTCCTCGTGATGTTTTACCATCGCGGCGTCCTCTTCTGCGCGTTGTTGCTCGCTGAGCTTGGCGCGCCTGAGTTCCTCCGCGTGGTTGATTCCGGGTTGCGCGATCTTTGAGGCTGCGCCCGTCAAGTTTTTTATCGGAAAAACTCCTGTCCATCCGCAGACCGTCGATTGATCTAAAACCTCGCCTGATTGGAAACCGAGGCCACGGAGCTTGTCGAGGTTACGAACGATTCCCTCCAGAGCCCGGCCGGTGCTCGGCACACGTTTTTTACGGCGCATCTCAAGAAAACCGTCCCAGGCGTCCTTCGGAATCCAGGAAGGCAAATCAAAAGCCGCTTGCGGCGCCTTGTATTTGTATTTGTTTTTATTAGAAGAAGAAGAAGAAGAAGAAGAGTTCGCATTTGGTTCAACCAAATCATGAAGGTTGGTTGAAGGTTGGTTGAAGGTTGGTTCGGTTTGTAACTTCTTATTTCTCCGCACATTACCGGAACGCTTACCTGCGATAGATGATTTTTCTCGCCACCCTGCCTGTTTTTTGCGTTCCGCTTCGAGTCTCGAATGCACTAATCGATCTGCATTGGTTGAACATTGGTTGAACCTTTTGCGAACCACCGTTAAAGTTTGGTTCGATGCGCCCTTCAGGAGCCTCGCAAGAGTTTCATTGTCTGCTGGGATGCTGCCTTCGCGCCAGCAGTAAGATAACGCGCGGATATACGCGCCCTCCTCTTCGAGGGTCATCACAACTACATTTTCATCTGCTAGGTACTCGGCGGCGTAGAACTGAAATGCCGGACTTTTGGAAGCCATGAAGCCTCACATTGTATTCAAGCTGCGCGCCAGGTGTGAGGTCCAAACGCGCAGCCTGAATTGATTAAGCTCAGTCTGGCGACGAGCGGGCCGCTGGCCGGCGACCTAAGCTAAGTCTACCACATTCCCCTTTTATTCAAGCATCCGATTGAGGTCCGCCGCGATTTCCTGTTGGGTCAGCCCGGTATGGGCCGCTAAGTACTCAGATTGCGCCCGCGCCTCCCAGCCCAGAATGCCGAATGCAGCCGAGATGTGCGGGTCCAGGGTGCCAGTGGTTACTGGTGCCTGTTTCTTTTGGCTGACGGCGTGCATTACCATATCCATAGGCCGGCGTCTCGGCAATTGCACCACAATTTTCTGATCGCTCGGAATATCCGGTGATCCCCATATACGAATACAAGGCTCACCGTTCCATTGCGATTCAAAAAGCGTGACACGCTTACCAAGCCAATCCGCGAGCGCCGGCCCGAACATCGATTTGATGCAGATTCCGTTGGTCTTGCACATGACAAGCTGCATTGGACGCTCTTCAAAAGCGAGGATAGCCTTCTGCTGCTTCTTGCCGTTTTCGTCTTCGAGCCCCTCAAGGTCAACGTCCTTGATTGTGAGCGTGACCTTCTGGCCCTTAAGTAGCCCCGCCTTCAGGAATCTACCGGGGTAAAGCTCATCGTAAACAGTTGGTTTTCCCATGGTTACTCCTCGACCAATTCAAGATCGCTTAGATCATCTTCGGGCTGAGTGTAGGCGTAGGATGGCAATGTCAGCTCTAACTCTTCGGGCTCGGCTGCGGGCCATTCGCCGGTAAGTTCGCATTGGGTCAAGGTGCGCAGAAGCCCGTCGAGGTCTTCAAGCCCCTGCAGGATCACATCGCTAGTGCAGCGGTAAACCGCACTCTCGAATGGCTCTTTGTTCTCGATCGCGCCAAGAACACATTTAGCCGCCTCGCCGGTCAGGGTTTTGTAGCCGGACCAGTAGAGCCCCATTTTGATGTGGTAGCCGAGCTGGTGAGCCTGCGCGCCGAATTTGTACTTATTGCAGGCTCGGCACGTCTTCAGGTCGAAGATGATGTGGCCTTTCTCGATAAGTTTGTCAATGCGACCCTTCCACCTTCGACCTGTCACTTTATCAGTCCAGAGCATGGTGACTTCAGTCTCGCCCTTCGCGCCGGCATAGCGCATGATCGGAGCATTCCGCCGCGCCCCAACCGCCATGCCTACCATCGCATTGCGTTCGGCTACGGTGACAATCATCTTGCCGCCGTGCGCAGTCTTGAATGCTTCCCAAATCTGGCCGCGCCGTACCTTCTCTTCCTCGCGCTCACCCCACACCGCAAAGTCGCCGGCCTTCTCGGGTTCGAGAACCAGGCGATGGGTTGCAGTGCCGAGAATCATGGCATCTGTGGGCGGCTGCGGGTTTTCGCGCATAAATCGGTAATACATAGGCGACTTGCGCATGGGGATGATACTCGATCCATTCAAAGCGTCGATGGCGCGATAGTCATCCCAGGACAAACCGGGATAGATGCCGTCCTTCATCCTTTACCCCATTTCGTAAAGCGTGATTTTCCAGCCTTGAGCGCCGGGCAGCCGCTGGCAGACACGGTCTTAGCCGCATCGGCCTTCAGTGAGGTCAGCGACGTGCAGTCGTAGGCATACACGGCCTCAGCCGCATCAGCCTTCAGTGAGGTCAGCGACGTGCAGCCGTAGGCATACACGGTCTTAGCCGCATCGGCCTTCAGTGAGGTCAGCGACGTGCAGCCGCTGGCGTACACGTGCTCAGCCGCATCAGCCTTGAGCGAGGTCAGCGACGTGCAGCCGCTGGCATACACGGTCTTAGCCGCATCGGCCTTCAGTGAGGTCAGCGACGTGCAGCCGCTGGAGTACACGGTCTCAGCCGCATCAGCCTTCAGCGAGGTCAGCGACGTGCAGCCGCTGGCATACACGGTCCTAGCCGCATCGGCCTTGAGCGAGGTCAGCGACGTGCAGCCGTGTACGTCAACGGTCTCAGCCGCATCGGCCTTGAGTGAGGTCAGCGCCGGGCAGCCGCTGGCAGACACGGTCCTAGCCGCATCAGCCTTGAGTGAGGTCAGCGCCG